GAATGGGCTTACAGAACACAAGCAGCCTAGCACAAAAGGCTGAATATCGGAAGAAGTAAATGTCATCGTCCTCGACAAACAAGCAGCCACTGTTGGTTGATAGGCCCTTATTTGATTCGGTGCGTGTTACAACGCAAACCGTTGGTAGTGCAGCAAGTAATACTTTGTTTGTACAAGGTGGCCAAGCGCCTTCCATCCTGGTGGACATGGATGCGTCACTGAGCGAAGACAATAACAGTGGCGGTGTCATTGATTCCATCACGATTACGCGCAACGATTTTTATCGCGGCCCCGACTATACAGTAAATTCCACAACGTCAGGAACACCAGTCTCCCTGGTTAGCGGACAGATTGTTTTTGTATCCGCCACAGGTTCCCTCACTGGTGCTGGCGCACCATACAGTGGTTACGGTTATTACACATACACCGGCTCTGGCACACTGACAGGCGTCAATAGTGCATTGAATTATTCGGGCGGCACTACGTCTGGCTTCTTGTACAACGGTATTGCATACGGGAATCAACCCGCTGCCACCTTTGTTTTTTACCAAACACGTGGCACAACAACACCAATTCCTGGCTCTGGTGACTACAAAGTTTTATTCGCCAAAACAGTTCCGGCAAACAGCGGTGTGGTTGACTGTTCGGATGTGATGCCACAACTGGCAGTTCCCAGTGTGAGTGCAGGTAATACCAATGGCCTTGGTACTACAGCTCCACTACGTAACAAAGGAATTTACCTTGAGCGTGGCGACCGTGTTTACGTTGGTGTGTTCCCTGATGGTCCCAATAGTTCTGGTTACATCCCAGGTGTACACGTTGCTGCGCAAGGCGGTTTCTTCTAAGCCATGGCCCCGAAAGGTGGGGACAAATTTGGGTCTTTTGTCAAGTCTTATGACAAGGATCCTTTTCGTTTAAAACCTATTACAACTGAATTCTCTTCCGGTTCTGTTCCAAACTCTTTAAGCGCCATAGACAGAGAGTCAGCGTGGTCTCGTTGGCGCAGGGGATATGAAATTGCAACCGCATGTTTTTATGACAACGCCTATGAATATCCATTTAGCTATGTAATTCCGGTACCAGCGGGAACACCTGCTTCTGTTGCGGCAGTACAACCGACTATCCCTGGAACCTTTGTTGGGTTTCCTACTACAAACAAAGAGTTTGGTATGCACTGGGCCGGTGCCAGATTGGCGGGCTCTTTACGGTGTGACAACTTGGTTGATAAAACGACAGGCACCAGGCTTTACATTGAAATGGTGACGGAAGATGCTGCGTACTGGTACGTTAAGCTAGCTGGAAACTGGAGTACCAGCAATCCACTACCCCCACCGTTTTACGTAGCCCTTCCTGGCGTTCCTAATGGCCTTAGGGCAATCAATGGTGAGATTCTGGAGGACCGTGTTATTACTGTTGGGGCGCCGCCTATTACAAGAGAAACACTTGATCCAATAACGCAAAAGCGATACGGCTACATTCAAGCAGTAATTGTGGAAACATATCCATTCACTGGAATTTTAAAGCTCCGCAAGTCGGGTTCTGTTGAAGCGACACCAGACGCAACACTGGTTACACCCGCAACCAAGGGTCCCACTCCTAATAGATACCTTATAACCGGCGCAAGATACTGTTGCTCTTGTCAAGATTTTACTCATCGAGATTATGCATTTATGAATACTCTTGGTGAAGGAACAAAAAGAATATTCCCAAGAACAAGCATTGCCTCTATCAAGCCTGGGCGATATGAAAAAACAAGATTAAACGGAAAGCTAAATAACAATGCAATGACAAGTGCAACGGTTGATCGCAAGATGGATATTATTGCGCCCACATCTCAATACACGGTTCCCCCTGAAGTAAATACAATTTCAACGGTAGATCCAGATGCCACTAGAGATTTCGCTGGAGTGTTTCGTGAGTTTGGCGCCACCTACTTAAGAAGTACAGCGGACCCCTCTATACCTGGTTCCAGGGCAGAAGGTATGCCCTCCTATAAGGATTACACTGCAACAAATGGACAAATCACATCCATCACAGATTTCTGGACTCCTTTACTGGATGAGATGCGTTATTGTAAACACATTTATGCCATGAAGTTTGCGGAAGGCAATTTCCCACCAGAGCCATCTGATTTCCCCGTGGAAGAAGGAAGCATGGTTGCTTGGGAGCAAAAGCTAGTCGACGAAAATGAAAATGATCAACAGGAGTTGACTGCAGCAAATTTATCAAGAAGATCTTTGTCAATGATGGATGTGCCCCCATACAACTGTCAATCGCCAATGATGATGCCAATGATGCAAAAGTTGTTCAATATTCCCGCCAACTTTGTGATGATGAGAGGTTTTACAATGTATGACAAAGATGGCACCGCTTATAAACCATCTTTAGGTCAAAATCCTTCTTCGTCATGACGACACCAAATTTTGGGGACATCGTAGATACAAACTTTATTTACTCGCAAGAACAAGACGATGTTCGCAAGTATGGCTTCAGTGAATTCCAAATAAGCGGACGACCTACTATCTATCACGCCGGGGATGTTGTTCACCTACCTTTTGCCTCTGGTGAGCTATCAACCATTGAAGCCGTGGGACTTGCTTGGTCTGGTTATGTGAACGGCATTCCACCAGAAGAGTAGACAAAATAAAACCCCGCACAAGACGGGGCACTTCATCAGCGTTTGCCTAACTTCAGGCAGCAGCTGTTTGCATTTCAATTTTTTTCAGATGCTTACGTACTGCTGCTACGTTCCAACGATAGGTGTCGCGTGAACGTGTATCAGAAAAGGCAGCGTAGTGGGGGCCAAGCTTCAGTGTGCCGTCGTCGCGGTACTTGAAGAGAGTCTTTTTATCAATACCGAGAAGTTCTTCGGCTTGTTGGACCGTGACCCAACCTGGATGCTTAGCCATAAAAAGGCATGTGCTTGCCTATGTACGTTATGGGTCTCAAGCAGATCGTCAATGGATTTAAGCAAGATTTCATCTCTTTGTTTACAGTGGTCTACATGTCCTGAAATTAGAATAAGGTAACGGCAATAAAAGAGTATGTTCAACTGTGAGCAGGAACCCCTTTCCCTTCTCCTTGAATTAACTCCTAAATTGGCCAAGAAACGTTACCGTCAATCCATATACGACGCCTGGGACCACAAGTGTGGTTATTGCGAGGAACAAGCTACATCCCTGGACCACATTGTCCCAAGGTTCCGTTCTGGTTCTAGTAATCGGAACAACCTTCTGCCTTGCTGCAAAAGATGTAATGCAAACAAAGCTAGTTCAAAAATGGAAGAATGGTATCCACAGCAGACGTACTACACCGAAGTAAGGATGAACAGGATTGAGGCCTGGATACACCAAGAAATTATCGACCTGTTTACTTATAATATTGAGACGGTACCAGATACATTTGCTGCTGGATAATGGCATTAACTTACGATCCAACAAATAAAAAGTGGAATCTGGCACAGGAGAAAACAGACTACCCTACAAATTACCAAACAGATTTATACGCACCTAGCACGTTAAAAGTTTGGACTAAATACAAGACTGTACAAGCAGGCTCAATTAAAGGCCAAACGCAATATAGAACGGTTCTTGATGGTGTAGTAGTAAGCCCAACAAACCCTGGGGGCGGTTGGGGGGAAGCCGGCGATCTACCTGTTAACTACACTGCTGACGACCTTCAAAAATTTGCACGAAACGGAAATTTGCTATCTGATCCAACAAATAATTCCCAACCAGTTGCCGAGTTAAGAACTGCAGTTGAAAACGCTGCAACTACATATAGAAATAACGCGCAAACCAACAGTATAAACACACAAAAAAACCAGGAGAATACAGCTTTAAACACTGAGAACACAAACAAAAACAACGCCTACAACACCGTCCTTGCAACAGCTAATTCAACTCAAGGGGGAGACTATGTTACGCAAAGGGAGCAGATCAGAAAGCTTCAGGGTATTAGTGATGTAACTAAATCACAATTAGAGGATTACTTCAAAGCTTTTTATTCAACTGAAAAATTGCAAACCTGGGATGCAAACCTGGGAGCAAAGCCGCAGTACGGTGACTTTGATCCAAAGTACTACAAATCAATCAATCCAGATGTAGGGCAAAAGTGGCAAGCCGCAGTTGCTAATGATGATATTGACATCACCCAAAGGTATTCTGAAAACTCGTATTACCTTCAACACTACACATCCCAAGGGAAAGCAGCTGGGATGCGAGGTAATGCCGCAGAACAAACAACAGCAGCAAACCAATACCTGGAACGCAAGCCAACCGATGCCGACATTCAGGCTGCCCGTAGCCTCCAGCTAGGCCTTAATACTGACACACAAACTGAACGCCTCTTGGCGGTACCCGAGGTTTCTGCTGAATGGGATAAAGCAAAGGCGGGTGATCAATATTGGAAAACACTGGGCAAAAAGAAGTTTTTAAACCCAGAGAAACCTGATGAATTCGCCGCACTGTTCCGTTTGTCCCAACGACCAGAAGACAAACAAGTAAGTTTTGCTTACAACTTGAATGCTGGGTATGGCGTCACGGAATTAGAAGATGCAGTAAACCAAGCCGTTGGTGAAAAGGCAACAGTAGACGCAAAGAAATTTGGTGCGTTAACTCAAAATGTGTTAAAGGACACTATTGAGCAAATGAAGAAGGCCAAGGAAAAAGAACAAATGCTTGGCCTTATGCAAGGCTTCTCCGGCTTTGGAGAAATCATGGACATCAACAAAGAACTCAGTAACAGCATCCTTGGTGATTCTGGGGTTGGTGGTATTCTTTCTTTTACATCCGGCAAGGCGTCCCAGGATTCCCTGGAGAAAAGCCTTCAAAACATAACAGGTGTCAACAACAGCACTACCTACAACTGGCAACAATGGTTTGATACGGAGCTAAAGAAGAAGTACGAACAAGAAGTTGAACTTGGTTACAGCACCGAGGCAGCAAAAGACACCATCAAAGTTGAAGCGCAGTTTGCAAGGGATTTTATGGACAAGTATTTGATCCCACGTTTTAACACCTCTCGTTCAATCAGTGAATTCACGGAGTACCTTGATGTTCGGCAACAAGAGCAAAACCCGTTCCAAACGCAGGACATGCTTAACGCTGTTAGTCAAGTTGCCAACTTACGTGCTGATCAATTCTTGGCCCAAGTTCAAAATACTCCCGACCGTTATTTCAATGCCGACTTCTATTTCAATCCCACTGGAGACAAAGCCAGGACTGATGCGTACTCTCAACAGTCCCAGGCAGTAGCAGATGATTGGGAAAAGGCAAAAGCCGGTGACGAATACTGGGCGAGCCAGGCGTATCGCTTTGGTATTGATCTAGATAACAAAGAACAATTTGCTCGCATGCATTTCCAGGTAAAAGGAAAAGGCTTGGGCTACGACCCAGCGGAAGACGTGTTAAACGCAGGGAAAGTACAAGATGAAATCTACAATAAAATCTTGCCTTCTCTTAAAGAAGAAGCATTAAAACAGGGATCAATCTTTGGTCAATTTATCACGCCAGAAGAGTTTGCCGATGAGATGTTGCAGGGCCTAGACCCAACGGATAAAGCTACTTGGCAAAAAGCGCTGGATGCTGTTGGCCTGAAGGATTTCCAGGGCAACCTGGGTGAATTTAAAGACTTAGTTGCAGAGACATTACGCACGGGTTCCGCACAACAAATCAGAGAGCAGATCAAATACCTGAATGAAAAAGGCAAAAAGCCCACTCAAAAAGTTTTGGGTGTTGATTACATTGAAAGGCCCGAAGATTACAAGACAGACTCGATTAAATCGGAAACAGAAATGTACAGAGTCTTTCAACAAGCTGGTTACAAGGGCACGGAAGATGAGTTTTACACTGATCTGTTCCCCGATACGGACCGAAGTGAGCAGCAGCTTCTCACCAAGGCGGGCGCAGGCAGCGCCCTTCAGTTAAAAGGACTTGACTTAAGTGATCCATCCGCATCCCTTGGTACTATCCAAAGTTTCTTTGGTGATGAGAACACCGATACAACTGATGAAACAACCACCAAAGAAAAAAGTATCTTTAACTTAGGATTAGATGATGAAGAAACAAGCTACAAATCAAAGACAGGTAACCAAATCTTGGGTGAATTTACATCGATGTTTAAAGGATTCTGATGTCTGACAAACGCAAAAAAGCTGCTGGTGCTGCCAAGTTGGCAAAAGATAAGATGGCCTGCAACAAACCGCAGCGCACTCCAGGTCATGCCACAAAGTCTCATGTTGTAAAAGCATGTAAAGACGGTGAAGAAAAAATTATCAGATTTGGACAGCAAGGAGTTGAAGGCGCAGGTAAAAACCCAACTTCAGAAAAGGACAAGGCACGTCGCAAGTCTTATTACGCACGTCACAATGCACAAGATTCAAGTCCCGACAAAATGTCAGCACGCTACTGGAGCCACCGTGTAAAATGGTGAGCACCACATTGGTTTCCCATGGCCAAACCCAAGTCCAGCTCAGTCGTCAAGATTGAATCCCGCCCTAAAAAGACTCGTCAAGGACAGGGGCAACACTCACTTCCTAATCACGGACGCAAACAAACACGCGGCCAAGGTAAGTAAATTGTGTATGATTGGGAGTAACTAATGTTACTCCTATGTCGGATCTTTCCGCTGCGCTTAATCTGATCAGGAAATACGAAGGTTTTAATGAACAAGCTTTCGCAGATCCTCACACAGGGAAAGATCCGTACACCATTGGTTACGGCACACAGTTTTACCCTGACGGCTCTCCTGTCAAACGTGGTCAACGTTGCAGTCCACAAAAAGCACTGGAGCTGTTATTCCACGAAACAAATATCATTGACACCCAGCTACTAAAGCAAAACCTGGGCCTTGATGACGGCATGCGTCAAGCCTTGATTTCTTTCATTCACTCCATCGGCTGGGAGCCCTTCCTTTACAGCGCCATTATCGATTGCATTGAACACGAAGATTACTGCGGTGCCACGCGGGAAATGGGCCGGTGGATATTCAACGCTGATCATCAAGTCGTTGGTAATCTCCTGGATCGACGCCGAGAAGAAATTAACTTGTTCCTCCAAGGGGTTGATGCAAATCCCTGGGCCTCTACCGAGGTATTGTTGACAGCATTCCGTAATTACACCGCAGCACCGCATCAGGTGAAAGCAGTGCGACGCTTGGAAGAACTCATGAGTCCATACATCCTGGCAGAGTTTGGAAACAACTTCCGGATTGATGAAAACCCTTGGTTTGATTTTAACGACCAAGAAGCAGATCTTCTGTCCGCCAGCTAGCATTAGAATAATTGCAACACGCAAATGAAGGCTGGAATGGAGAGATCAGTCGAGCCCAGGGAATTTGAACTCCCGTTGGAATTGCAGTTCTCCATGCGCAAGGCAGAACTTGCAGCGCAAGAGATGACATGGGATGAATTGCTGTACGCACTTCTGAACCTCTACCACCAGCGCCTGATGGAGTGGTATGCCATCAAGGATATCCTCGCAGCAGAAAACATCTCGATTGACTTCGACATTCCCACCGACTTGGAATTAGCAGAACTCGCCGCCGCTTGTATTGGCGACGACGAGGATGACGAAGACGAAGATGAGCTTCAACCGTTTTGAGCTTCGTCCAAATCAATAAGGCGGTTGAGGTACCACTGTTAATTGTCGTTTTTAAACTGTTTGTGTAGTTTTTTGGCGGCTTCTTGATAGGCTGTATTTGCTTCCTTTGCGGTTGCAAAATAACCTAAATTTTTTTGCTTGCCCTCTACTCTTATGTCGGCACGCCATTTATTTAAACGTTTATAAAAACTTACCCCTTTATAGCCACTTGTGTTTCTCTGGGTTTTTCCAACATTCCACTGCTGTTCCGCCCTAGTAGCAAGGCGTAGGTTTTGAATGCGGTCATCCGCTCTGTTTCCGTTTATGTGGTCAATTTCTAATTCTGCTGGATCAATACCGTATACATAAACCCAGACAAGACGACAGTGTAAATAAACATTGCGTTTATAGCAAACTTGATAACCACCTTCTTGATGTTTTGATCCAGCGGGTTTTCCTTTTTTATGTCTTAAGTTAGGGGAGGGAGGTATTTTGTATACCAACCTTCCTATGGTTTCGTCATAGATAAAACGGTTTTTTAACTCATCTTGGGACGGGAGTGGCTTGTGTTTCACAAAAAGTGTTGCTGATCAACATAGCGTACCACAACCTGCCCATTAGTGCAATAAACTTTTTTGTGCTTGGATTAATCTGTCTAGATACCAGCGGCATTTTTCAAGGTCTTGCACACCGCCCTTGTTTCGCCAGCGCCATTGATATTTAATACAGCAACCTCGAAGATAGCCTTCAAATTCTTCCGGGCTCAACTGTGCCTCAATGGCTTCAATGCACTCAATGCCGCCATCTACGTAATGAGAAGGATGATTAACCACATCCTCCTGGAGCACCGGAGCCTTTTCTTTCGTTAGCCAGGGCACGGGACAAATGCCGTCCTTGCAGCCAGAATCGTCTGTTACCGGCTCAAACCACGACGCTTGCGTGACTGCTCCAGCATCTCCTCGCTGGGCCCCTCCAGGTCCAGCACTAACGCCCTGGGTTTCGGTGATGCCCCCATCTGCAGACCCTCCTCCATTGACGGAATGTACCCCGTCGTTCCAGGCCGTTGCCCCTCGAGATTCAGTGGATTCCTTTCCCGCCCCTGTTGACATGCGACCAAGCCTCGGTTGTACATATCCATTAATGGTACATCATTCGCTTCATTGTCGAGCGGTGCACCAAAATCTTCTTCGCTGAGGCAGCGGGACTTCACTTCGTCTTGAATGAAGCTATCTAAGAAACCTGCGGCGCCATGCATGGCGAATACCCTGGTTGATTTATTGCTTCTACAATGATACTATGGCAAAATTCTTTGACCTTAATTACGATCCAACGGCTGACGCTGGTACGTCAGGGGCTGAGGTTACTGACCTTAATCCTGAACAGGCGTACGATACAGATTTACGTCGTTTCCCGTCAGAAGAAAGACAAGCTGTTGAATCGTTAAACGATAATCAAGACCGCGTTGGTAAATTCTTTAGGGCAGCCAAAACCGCTGGGGCATACCGACAAAGAGCAGGTATTGCTGAACCGACCATCCGAGGTAAAACCCCAAGAACAGAAGCAACAATGGACGGTGTTGCACTGCCAAGTATGGGGGATACAATCGGACGAGCCGGAAGTACCGGCTACGCCCGTAAA